AACAAAATCAAATTTCGTTAAAGGTTATGATGGCCTCTGATTTTCCTCCCCGTCGTTCGAATAGACGAGGTCGTAGAAACGGAGTCCCGCGGCCCTGCCGCGCTTACCGGGAGCGTACCACCTATGTGGTCCGTCGCTCCGCTTGTGAATGGGGGTACATTTTCGGATGTCCAGCCCCCTCCTTCTCCCCCCAGCTCGACGGATCTTGTCAAGATCTATCTGTCGAGGTGAAGAAGTTTCTGGCCTCTTGTCCGTCTGACGCTCCTGAAGAGCAAATGGCGTGGCAATCCATCAAGAAATCCTTGCCTGCTTCGTGCAGCTGCATGGATGGCCCGTTGATGGAGAAACTTGTGGAGGGGCTTCGCGCGCCAGCGCGTTCGCTCCCACCCGGTTACCTGCGATTTGTTTCCGAGCAAGTGAAATTCCTGTTCCGCAAGGGATGGGATCTCGGTTACGAAGGTCAGGTTCTCCTCACATCCCCCCCCCTCTCCTCTACCACTGACTCTACTCGCCTTCAGGGCGGTTGTCTCGGTTCCGGTATTTCTCATGCTGACTTCCTTCAGGAATGTCTGCACGGGAGCGACCAGCAACGCGAGCAACCTGAGGCCGAGTTGATTGTCGTTCAGTCAGCTGGTAAGCCCCGTCCTTTGACCAAGTTCTCTTCCGAGGAGCTTTGTCTGAGACCTCTCCACAAGACCATCTACAACCATTTATCACGGTTTAGGTGGCTTCTTCGTGGGGACGTCGATGACAAGCGGCTCCGAGAGGCTGGGTTTTCGGAGGGGCGAGGGGTTCTCACGTCCGGCGACTATAAGTCAGCAACCGATGGACTATCCATCGAGGTCGCCGAAGTCATCTTGTCTTCCCTCCTCTCGACTTCTTCGGTTATTCCGACGTCCGTCCGCGAGAGAGCTCTCAGGGTTTTACGTCCGACACTTTATCGTGTCGTTCGTGCTCCTGGTGAGTCTCCTCGGCGAGTCTACGTCGGCGAGCCTAAGATAGGTCAGATGATGGGCAGCTACCTCTCCTTTCCTCTCTTATGTCTTCAGAATCGTTTGGCCTTTTTGTGGGCCATGCGTTCGTCGGGCATGAGCAGGAAGGAGGCGCGGTTAGTGCCTTGTCTGATTAACGGCGACGATATTTTATTTCAGTCTGATGAGATAGTCTCAAAAGATTGGTTCGCCGTTGTCGAGAGTGTGGGTTTGCAGGTTGAGCCAACTAAGACTTCTGTTGAGCGTTCTTTCGGGACGATCAACAGCACGCTGCTGCGCTGGTCGGGGTGCTACCTTCGGGTAGTCCCGACTTTGCG